CTGGATCGGAAACGTGACAGCTGTTCCTTGCGAGGCGAACTTCTTGAGTTTCAAGAGGCTCGAGACATCAGAAATGTCATCTCTGATGTACCTCGTACGTGCGGCGTGCAGAGCGGTCAGAAGCGATTGATTTCGCCTAAAGATTCGCTCCACGGTCCAACACGTAAGTCGGTCGCTAGCATCCGAAAGATCTACGGTTGCTAACTTCCTATCCAAGGAAGCCTGCAAAACGAGTGCGCCTGATTTCGCTTGATCATGGAAATCGACAAAGTAAGTCCCAATGGACTCCCTGAGGCGATCTACCAAGAACTCACGAATTCCTTGCTGACACCACATATGTGATGCTGGCTCGGATGCAATGAGCCTAGGACCTTTTGCAGTCTTAGGAACAGAGATCAGACGACTAGGTACCTCTACGTTAGAGGGCCTATCCCTATCAGAGCCGGCGGTTTTACCCACCAGCTCGAAAGGGAACACGTTCTGTAGCTTATCAGGCCAGTTAGGGAAGTCAGATTTCTCATGACTCTCTAACCGTTCTGAAACAGCGCCAGGGCCATGCCTAAAACCTAGGCCACAGCCCATGGACTCCAATTCCTCAGAACGAGAAATTGGGTCGTATGGACCAATGGCTTCGGAGATCAAGTCAGCAACTTGCTGAACTTGACCTAGGAGGCGGCAGAGTCCGCTGTCGAAGGAGGTGGTCCCTTCTTCGCTTTCTGCTTGTGAGCAGAAGGCTTGAAGAGTTCCACCACTTTCTTCAGCAGAGGGAACACAGCATTCGCCAAGGTGACGAACAGCTGGATCTTCCCCGCCGTAGAGTTCGTCGGAATCCCATCGGAAGGTGGGATCCCGAAGTTCTCGCTCGATGTCATGGTACTTCTCCACGGCCGCTTTTATGCGTTCCGGGGAGCAGTCCACAGCTATCTTCTTCCCAAGACAACAAAGTTGCCTCAAGAAGAAAATGGCAGACACATCGGGCTCCTGTCTTAGGCAGGCGCTCTTGTCGAAAACGCGCAACCATAGTCCCGAAAATAATCTCGGCACATGGATCTTGTGTGATACTCTTGTTGAAAGAGGACCACTTAAGCTAAGGCGCCCGACCTCAAGAGCCTCGATTAAGAGGCTATCAAGGTTCGGAAGATCTAACGTAAACAACGTTAAATCTCGACTTCGACAATACAGGGCTAGTCTATCAAAGTCTTTTGACAAACTATCCTGTAACGCCGGGTATGCCAAAGCAACGTCTCGTAAGAGAATTTGCTCTGCGACATGGAGTAGACTGTCCGCTTGGCTTTTCATTCTCTTTCCTTTCGGAAGGTGGAATCCAAGCCGCAGACTGCTATCCGTAACACTAGTTACCCTTTGGGGCGACTAGCCTGAATAGGATCGTTTCCTTTACGACTCCATATTCAGCATTTTGGCGATGTTGGCACCGGAAGTTGCCGTAAGATAGGCAAACAAACCGGACGCAACATTCAAGGGATCAGTGAGGGTATCACCCCGCTGATTCTCGATGACGGCATACACCTTCCTAATAGTGGAAAGCGTAGCCGGCGCGATCGGAAAAATCGTTTGGACGAGTTCGATATTGTGACGATCAATCGTCACATTACGCTTCTTGTCCAGGTACGATGTATTCCGAACGTTAAGACGATGTTCGTCAGTGGTCGAACGAAGGACATATTCCGAAGAATAGTCATTCGTCCTAACACGGACCATCGCTTTAGCGACGCCATTAATGGTGACGGTCGCAGGATCTGCGAAAGCCATATTCTACTCCTTGCTACTGAACCCCACCCCGAAGTGATAGTGAATACATTACTACCTCTTCAGGATGGAAAGCGAAGTAGCAATGCCCAACTGCCCTTCGTCTAAGAAGGGTAG